CCCGGCGATCAGCCCGCCGAACTTACCGACGGCGCCGATAATGCCGGACAGTTTACCGCCGAACCCATCAGCATCAGCTCCCATGCCAGACAGCACGGAACGCCACTTGTTGGCTTTGCCTTCCGTGGCGTCCATTGCGGTGCCGAACTTGCCGAAATTCTTAGTCTGAAGCGATATGGCATTATCGGCCTCACCAGCGGCTTTAGCTAAAGCCTGCTCAGCTTTCTCAAGTTGCTTGGATGCGGATGCTGCACTAGATTCGTTGCGCTCCACTTCGCGCATGGCCTGCGCATACTTGTTCGCTGCATCGATGGCCTGAACCGACTCATCGCCGTACTTCTCAACCGCCTCGACAAGCTTCAGCTGTTGGACAGTAGCCTTTTCGGCGGAAGCCTGCGCGCGGTCCATAGCCCGCTGATAAGCATCGGCCGCTTTGTTTCGGGCGCGCTCCGCGCGGTCCATGCCGTCCTGCATGGCTTCCGAGAAGTCTTTACCGGCCTTGTCGCCGGATTCCTTGCTTGCCTTCTCGACGCCGGAAAAGAACTTGCTGAAGTCAGGCAAAACTGGGACGAACATTGTCCCGTCTGTTGCAGACATGAACCATTCACCCCCTCACGGACAATCCCATCAGGTAGTTAACCGCCGCTTCTTCATCGCCGCGCTCGACAAGCCCGTGATGTTTCTGCTTGGTCTTGTTGGTTTTATCCCAGGGGTCTTCCGGCCAGTCTGGGTAATCCTGCTTCTTGCCGGACAGTTTTGCCGCCCAATTGACGTTATTGACAGCCTCCTGGTGGAGGATTTGCCACATGATTGCGTGCATCGTGGTCCACGGCTTGCCGTCGTTCATGACGCGCTGCAGGTAGGAATCCTCAGGCAGCCCCTCGATAAGGGCGACCAGCATGCGTGTGGTGATCTCCCCGCGCCAAAACTTGGCCACCCAATCGCGCCCCCCGTAGTGGGCGATTAGCGACGCTTCGACTGCCGCCGGAAACGTCGCGAGGATTTCGGGGTAGGGTTTTCCGCTACTTCCTCGGCATGCTCTGTGATGGCGTACTGAATGACGGCGGCAATGTCGATCTTCAGTGCCGCGCATGCCTCTTTGAGGGCTTCGACTTCCTTATCATCGACGAACAGGCTAACCAGCCATTCGCGGGCATCGGCGTTGGTCAGGCGACCAGCTTCGGCGTCCTCACGGAAGGCGCTAAACTCGTCGTTCCATTCCTGATCAGCTAGTTCCGGGGCCTTTAGCCAGAACTCTTTTTCGTTCACGACGATCTGGAATCGGTCACCTTCGCCAAGCACTTCGCGGCGCTTTTCAAGCATTGCATCGATATTGATAACGGTCATTATTGTTGCCTTCCCCTATTGAAGTCTTTTCATGGAAAAAGGGGAGCCTCATTGGAGACTCCCCTTGTGGTTTGCCGCGCGTGCGGCGTAATTGGCTACGGGATTTCCGTTACTTCGGCTGTGGATACACCCTCAAGTTTCGTGATGTCAAGTACCGGCTTAGCGGAAACACCAGACACTACAAATCCGGTGCTGATCGAACCGGAAACCATTGCCTTGGACTCTCCGGCCTTGCGCAGCTCAGCCTGAAGCTTCTCATCGGTGATCTTCACGCCGTTACCATCGACAACAGCGGAACCAACCGTGATCTTAAACACGCCGCCGGTAGCACCCTTCAGGCTGAACAGGTAGGTCTTACCATCGCCAGCCTTCTCATTTGCATTACCAGACCAGTCGCCCAGCGACTTCACTTTTGCCGTGCCAGCCAGTGCAGTACCAGCGGTACCAGGCTTCCAGCCTTCACGGAACTCACGCCGGATGGAGTAGCCAGATTCCTTATCGTAGGCAGCCTTAAACGTGAACTCATAGCCAACAAGATCACCGCGCCCGTACTTAATGTCGCCGCGCTCCACAACCTCACAGTTCGGCATGATGAAACGCCGCGCTTTCTGCCCGTCGAGGATGTCGATACTCAAGACAAAGTTGTACTTGTCCGGGATGTTCTGACCCTGCTCAAAGCTAGTGATACCCGTGCTGGCGTCATAGGCCATATCCTCCTCAGGCACCGCGTAAAACAGTGCATTAGCGAGGCCGCCAATGGACCACACAACAACTTTGAAAGTGACTTCACGTTTGGAAATCTGCGAACGCAGAGCATCCAGCGACTGCCATGGGGTCCAGTCGTTTTTATCCTCAGACAAGGATTCCGTTAGCCCATCTTCGGAAATCCAGCCGAAATCCACATGCGGTTTTTCATACTGCGCCATATTGAGAGCCAGCGGCGTGCCGTAGGGTGCGTAGTGCAGTGCGCCGGTCACGCCAATCAGAGCGAGCTCAGCCGCGTAATTCGGTTCCGTAAGGTCAACATCGGTATAGAGTTTCGTGGTCATGAATCATCTCCTATATGAGCGGGAACTATCACTGTGACAGTTATCCCTAATCGTCGTATTTTGTTGTTCCTGTCAGGGCGTCGAGCAGGTGCCGAAATGGCCTTGACCCGGATCGCTGGATCGCGGAACGCATGCAGGCGAAGCCGTAGAACCTGTGCAAGACGCGCAGCCTTGCCGGTAGCCCAGTCATCAGCTGAAACGTAAAGATCAATATCAATATCGATCTCGTCAAATCCGAGTACGTTGAGCCCATGTGTGGTGAAAGGCTTCGCTACGGGCTGTAGGTCCACGAAAGGTAGTCCATCCGCTTCCGCATCGTGTGGAAGCTCTGTGTACACAGGGCCGAACCCCTTATCCCCCAGGAAGGCGACAAGGGCTTTATAAACATCCATTACTGTTCCCCCTTCGCCGCGCGCCGTAAAGCGCCTATCCGTTTAGTTTTCTCTGTGCCATACTCTTCATCGCGGTCGTCGGAAACCACAAGAACCTGCGCACGCCCAGCGGGGCGGATGGATGTTTCAACCCGATAGTTTGCTTTACCGCCTTCGCGGCGGCTAATCACCGTTGCGCTGGCCGCGATGCGTTCAGCGACTTCCTGCATCTTGCGCGTTAGTTCCCCGTTTTTGTTCGCCGCACGCCATACAGCATCTGTTACCTTATCCATCAACAACCTCAAGACTTGCCTCGACATGATGGACGGCACCGGGGTTGAACGGGTCCGGCCACTTAGCCGGTTTCCCAACAACATTCATATCGAGCATCCCAGACAGCCGTACGCGGTCGCCACTGCGCAAATCAAGATCAGTTCCGGGGGGCGTGTACATCCGCCATGATGCTTCCACCTTCGGGCGCTCTAAGGGGCCTTCGGAAGTAGATTGAGGTTGAATAGAGACAAAGAAATCAACGGGGATAACTATTGGGTTGTCCCAATCTGCGACAGGCTTGGTGGAGTAAGGACTTTGCTTTTTGCCTGCGCGCAGGATGCTGATCCGCTGATTGAAGATCATGGCAACGGCCCCAGCTTGTAGCAATCGACTATGCGCCACTCCGTTGACTGTGGAGTTATGCCGTTGGATGCCCCCACCGATATGCCACCAACCTGGTAGCTGGAGTGAGCTTCCGCCGTCCGTTTCGCCATCTGCAGGCACACACCAACCAAATCAAGGGCGCTGTCGTATCCGTGTCGCATAGTCACGGTGACGTTCCGTAGCCCTTCGGGGAAATGGCCTTGCAGGTAGCCATCTTCCGACCATTGCACCGCGTCCAGGCCAACAGGCTTGCCACCAACCTCGACGCTCTTGAGCTCCACAAGCCGTTTAGTAGGAAGGAAAAGAAGGCAGTCGCCGGAAGAATCAAGTTTTACCGTTTCCTCACGCACCGGCCAGATATGCCAACCACATATACGTCTAACGGTCTCCACCACCGCATCAATCTGATCACCAGTAATTGCGCTACTGGTTGGCACCATGTCGGGGGTTATGCCGTGATCAGGCATTGGCATATCCCCCCTATTCGGTTTTCACTGTGCTGCTTGCTTTCAGATCATCCCCCGCATCAACGTCAGACATGGGGACAGCATCAGGGTAATCACGCTCCTTGTGCTCCTCGTCGAGCAGCAACGTTGTTTCAAAACCGTTCGGCAAATTAACCCGATACTCGTTCACGCAGCTCTCCTATCACTCAGTCAGCGTCATTTTCACGAACGACGCCGGAATCTGAATCATCAGACCTAGACGCTCTTCAGCGCGCAACGTCACACGGTTGTGCTCAAAGTCATCAACGTTGGTGTTCGCGGCATCCACGCGGATGCCACCCTTACGCAGGATCGTCGCACCCATACGCCACGCGCCAACAAACGCAGTGCCCTTCGGCACAGCATTCGTCACGACAGTGTTCAGGCCCCACAGTGGCGGCTTGATGAGAATACCACCCTGACCGTACTGCCCCTGGAAAATACCGCCGCCCAAATACTGACCATTGCTGTCTTTCATCAGGCGCAGCTTCTCATAGTCAGCGGTGTTGATGACGATGCCGTCAGCTTCGAAGTCGGTGGCGTTGCCTACCATGTTGATAGCGCGGTAGAAATCATCGGACCAGTTGGCGAAAGCAGAGCTTGCCAGCGTCTGGATGCCGGAACGGTTGGCGACGCCGCGCAGGTTACTACCTGAGCCGTCGCCGAACAACAGCTGCTGTTCCTCCTTGACTGACAGGTCATAGACCAGATCAGAGTTGATTTTGCCCACCACATACGCGTGGTCTTGCATCATCTCGTCAGTGATGCGCGTAAGTACCGCAATCTTGGATGGGGCTTCCGTCACAAGATCGTAATCGTCGTACTTGATGTACGGTTTCTTACCGTCCTCAGCAACAGTGTCTGCGCCACCATCGGCGATGCGCTTGTTTTTCTCCACAAGGTACTGAATAATTGCGCCGCTCATGGGATGGTCGCCCATGAGGTCCGCGACTACCAGGCGTTCGCGCTTTTGGTTCACGATTGGGCGGATGCGCTCAGCCTCGAAGTTGTTGAGCGTGTCCGTGCGTTTGAACGCATCATCAGCGGCTTTGTATTCGGGCGCGGAAACGCTCAGGGGTGTGCCCTTTTCCCAGCCAGCCAGCGCGCCCTTGGCGTGCATGATGAAGTGCTCACCAACGCTAGCGGCTTTCACCTCATGCGTGTCGGTTCGCGGGTCATCATCCCCGCCCATGGCTTTCAGGCGACGTAAAGTGCCATTGCGCTCGTCAGCGGCCTTGATCTCAACGTCAAGGGCGTCCACCTCGTCGAATTTGGATTTGATTTCCGCGAACTGGTCATCAGTCATGGAATCGCCGTATGCGGCGTGCATTTCCTTGACCTCATTGAGCAGGGAAACGCGACGTTCTTTAAGCTTCATATTTACTCCTTCTCCAGGATTAGCAGCCGGGAATTAATGTAATTATTCCGGCCTGTGGATTCTTTCTTTTCCGCGTCATCAAATGATTTAACTGATGTCACTTCGGTTTCCTGATTGGCACCAATCGGCACTACCGAAACCTCATATAGTTTCAGTTTGCGAAGCTCAAAGCACCATTTATCATCAAGCTTCCCCTCGCCGCCGTCAATAATGTCGTAGGCAAAGCTCATCTGTGTCAGCCGTCGCTCTTTGAGCAGCCGGTACACCTGCTTAGCCTTGGCATTGTCTAGGTCAAGGCTAGCTGTTATTTTCAGCCCATGCTCATCCTCCGACGCGGAAGTAACCGCGCCGATATTGCTGAACGGGTCACCAAAGTCATGGCCGTACAGCAGGGGAATCGCATTCCCTGATTCCGCCCATTCCTGAAGGGTCTCAGTAAATGCGCCAGGCATAACTACATCCCCGTACGAATCCCGATTGCCGAACACCGAGGCGTACGCCTCAATCACACCCTGATCGCCGGTATCACTCTCGTCGCCTACCGCTTTGACGAGGATATTAACGTTTTTCGTTTTCACTCAATCACCTCCCTGGTCCACACCATCGCCAACACCTTCATCGCCACCTTGTTCGACTTTCGTCATGTTCAGCGGCATTATCAACTCATCGCCACCGTCAATGTTCTTGAGATTGTTCAACTCACGAGCCTCGTTCACTGTCATCCACGGCGCACCGACAGCCGTGGAAGTCACCGCAGCTTTTTCCTCAAATGAGGCGCGTAGCTTTTCCTCTAGGTTGAATTCAACATAAAACCTATCGGTGTCAATTCCCATCTTGGGAAGCAGAAACACATTCAGCGTGCCCTCAATTTGCTTAATGATCGGGCCAAGGGAATCGCCATAAAGGCTTTTGCGAAACTCGCGCACATTCGAGTAGTTCGCATTATCCAGCAAACCCACCATGGTGGGATTGACGTGGTACACGCTGGCAACCGTCGCCAAGCTCAGCTTGGCTACATCAACAAGCTGCTCATCATGCGCGCTGAGGTGGTGCGGCACGAATTTCATGCCATCCTCAAGGATCGGGGTACCGCCGGTTCCAGACCCACGCCCTGAGTACTGTGCCTGCCATGACGCTTTGAAGCGACGCCGGTCAGAGTTCTCCCACTTCGCCCCCATTGGGCGCTCAATCACCCCACTGATTCGCGGGCCTCGACGCCACAGCTGCCCGCGATACGCGGCCGCCTCCAGCTGCTCACGCAGAGTGTCCTTCAGGGCATTGATAGGGCTTGAGCCTTTTTTGAAGCTGCCAGGCCGGTAGCCGCAAACGCGGATCACATTATCTGCATCAATCTCGATCTGTTCACCCTCGTAGCTGAAGGTGATTGATTTGAGCGTCCATGGGTTTTTGAATTTGCGATTAATTACCCATGCGGGACTAATGGGATATATTTCCCATTCCCCGTTATCGTCGCCAATAATCCAAATAAATTCGTCATAAAGGCATAAATCCATGATCGAATTGTAGATAACAGTCTGCATCAGCTGTGACGCATTCGCGCGCTTCAGTAGCAGCGGAAGCGCCCCACCGCGCGCGCGGACGCGGCCACCATCATCGTCACGCTCATACGCATGGATGGAAATGTTCGCAATGTTGCGGGCGATGAAGGTTGTCACCGCACGTAGGTGCGGCTGCTCCTTCCAAAGCTTCTCCACACTGTACGCCCCGATTTCATCTGAAATCGCCTCCATCAGTGGCGCAGCCAGCACGTAAGCATCAGGCGCGCTAGTAACCTTAGGGAGAATTCCCAAACGGCTTAAAAGCCCCATATGGCCCTCCCCTCTAGACGATCAACAGGTAGTCATCGTCATCGTCGTAGTCAGCAGCGTCGATAAGATCATCGTCGTAGTAATCAGCCGCGTAGGCTGAAACAAACTTTTCCTCAGGCTCGTGTGTCAAATGCCACCACGCAATATTGGCCGCAATGAGTGGGGATACATCCCCCACACTGTTCTGGCGGTCCCAGATGAACAAATCGCCGGCTTTTTTGTCCTTCGCCCCCTCAGCAGCGAGATTAAGAACAGGCTGGTCACGGTGCGCCAGCATGCCGCTACGAATCGCGTCAAAGAAACCCAGCACCGACGAAGACATGGCAGAGCCTTGCCACTCAACAATTTCAACGCCTTCCACCGCTTGCAGAGCGGGAACTAGATCAGCGGACGGCGCGCCCTTCACTTGGATAGCGACGCGACCATCAAACCACGCTGCAGCAAGACGCTGACGCAGCCATTCAGCCACCCACGCGTACCCGGCCCGCTGCGCCACCACCTCGACATGGGGAATGCCATCAGCACGCAAGGCGCAGACCGCAACATAAGCGAACCGCCCATCCTTTGAAACATCAACGCCCACCGCGACACGCTCCCCCGCGCCACGCACGGAAGACGGGTCTGCGATTTCACGCCACGCCGCGACCGGTATCTTGCCTGGCTCCAGGTTCTCAACCCAGACGCACATCTTTTCGGTCTTAAAGCCATCGGGGTTTTTCGTCTCCTCAGCCTCAGCCAGAAGCTTATCCAGAGTGATAGCCCCATACCCCATCGACGGGTTCGCCTGACGCAGCGCGTCAACATCGGTGACCTCAGCGTCAGACGGCGCAGACCAGGAAAACAGTGCCGTCTGCATGCCGTCAGTGCTGCCAAGCTCAATCCGCTCAATCGCCGCATCGCGCAATGACTTCAGCACAATCGAACGCTTGTCCCCCGCGTTAGAGAAACCCCACAGCTGCGACTCACGCCGCGCGCTAATGGTCGGTTCGATCGAGTTCCAGCCGTCCCACGTAAGCAGCTCACGCAGCTCGTCAATGAACGCCAAATCCACCGACGAGGAACGCCCACCCTTGCGGTCAGCTGTGGTGACCGACCACGTAGGCAGCGCCCCGAACACGTCGAGTTTTTCCGGCACCGGCGCAGCATTCAGCTCAATTTGCTTATTGCCGTTCGTCTCACGCATCCACGCGCCATTGAACCGCCCATCCTTCGGGCGCGGATCATCAGGAACGTCGGGTTCGACACGTCCA